CGTCTGACAATAGTAAGTCATATTGGGAGTCCGATTCATGGTGAAGCGGAAGTAGGTCGGCAGCAGAGCGTTGATGCTCTGAGGATACCGATCCTTGATGTCTTCGGGGAAATCAAATTCAAAGGTGTTTGCCATACAAGTATGTAGAAACGAAAAGGGGGAGAGGTTTCCCTCTCCCCCGATCCGTAAGGTTATTGCCGACTATTACGATGCAACGCCGTGCAGGTTGTCCACACGGAAGATGCGGTAGTAGCGGTTGCTACGAGTGGTGAGCGCACCACCGCCAGCGTTTGCACCCTCAGCGAAGGGGTTCGCAACCATGCCGTAGCGGGTCTTGAACGCCATCTTGGGCTGGAAGGTGTTGGTATCAACTGCACGCATCATCTGTAGCGGAACATAGGGGCAGTAGAACAGACCCGCGTCATACGGGCTGGTTCCCTTGTATCCAACGCAGACGAAGTTGCTGCCGCTTGTGGCAGTGGTGTCGATGTACGGATCAATGTACACCTTGATCTTGCCGTTGAGCGTACCTGCGAAGGTGTTGCCCGTATCGTCAACATCAAGGCTGACATTCAGCGCGGGGCTGATGTTCAGGAAGCCACCCATTGCGAGAGCAGAAGCAACATCCGACGAGCAGATGATGAAGTTGCCCTTACCGCGACGGGTATCCTTGGCGATCTGATTGCACTCACGCTCAATCTGGAACATTAGACCACGGAACTTTTCCGCGCTCCAACGACCGTCAGAGTCCTGAATGAGATCGTAGACACCACCGTAGCCACCACCGCCAACGGGAGAACCGCCGCTCAGACCACCAGCAACCGTCTTGTAGTACAGATCGCCCTGCTGCGCTCCGAGGCGGGCAGTGCGATAGACATTGCGGACAACTTCGCGGTTGATTTCAGTCAAGATTTCTGTGCTGAGAATGTTGGCGAGTTCTGTCTCGGCATCAAGACCGTGAACAGCCTTGAGATCCTGTGCCAGTTCGATGCTGTACGAAGCAGCGAGTGAGCGGGTGTTTGCCTGAACAGCAACACGCTCAATGCTGAAGCCCATCTCGTTGGGAGTGAGTCCTTCACCAGCACTGGTGGAAAGACCAATGCCCTGAGTCAGACCGCTTGCGCTGGTCGGATCAAGTGAGGTGTTTGCACCAAGGAACGGATCAACGAATCCAAAGTTTCCACCGAGTGCGCCAGTTGCACCACGGTTTGCGCCACCGCCAGTGTGACCACTGAAAGTGCTTGCAGCAGTTGCACCCGAGAACGCGGCATCAGCCTCGTTGAACAGGGCTTCCGAACCATGAATACCAGCAGCAGCGCCAGCAGCACGGTACTTGGAACGCATTGCGAAGATCAGACCTGTCGGAGCCGACATAGCCTGAACGCCGCAGATGTCGTAAGCCATCAGGTTGGGCATGGCGCGACGAACCAACTGAATGAGAATTGGATCGTAGCCCTTGATGTTGCCTTCGCTGCCAACAACAGGCGACATACCAGTACCAACCTGGTTGCCGTTCTCAACAAGCATCTGCTCCTTGATTGCCTTCTCCTGGTTCTCCAGAAGGGTAGCCATTGTTGCGCGCTTATGGGCATCCACGATGGGAGCCATGTCCTTGTGGTCTAGAACGGGCTTCCACTTACGGATAGCCTGCTCTGTTAGAAACTTATCTTCTGCCATGTTAGTATCTCCTTGAAACTTTTAAAACAGTCTGCGACTGTGAATTACTCTCGTGTCTTGCTCATTGAGCGCACATACGCTTCAACAAGCGGTGAAGCCTCGGAAGCGTCTTCGTAGGATTCCTCAAGGGAACCTTCTTCGGTTGCTTCTTCGGTTACGGTGGAGCCGATGGTTCCAATGTTCTCGCGGAGAACGCTGACCTTCTCGGCAAACTGCTCAACGGTGTCGAAATCCAGGTCTTCTGCAAGACGACGGAGTTTTTCCACCTCTGTATCAGTTAGTCCTTCGGAAATCTCGCGGAAGACGATCTCGCACTTCAACTGCTCAATCTCTTCAGCCAGTTCCATGTTCTTTTCAACCTGCTCGTGCAGTTCGCCGTCCAGGGTTTCAGCCTGCTCAACGGTGGACTCGAACAGATCCAACTTCTCTTCGGGAACCTCAATGTACGACTCAGCAAAGAGCGAACGAAGGTTGCCAATGAAGTTCTCGGTGATCTCGGTGCGGAGTCCCTGCTCAACAGCCAGACGGTTCTCCTGCATCCACTCCTCAACCACATAGTTCAGGTAGTCGTCAATGCGCTCAACGAGTTCTTCGGTGACAGCCACGGTGTGCTGCTCAAGCAGAGTCTCGTACTTGGCATGAACTTCTTCCTCAATCTGGTGGACGCGCTCGTTGAGATGAGCCTCAAAGAGTGTAGCAGCCGAAGCCTTAAACTCTTCGGAGAGTTCCTGACCGCTGAAGAGAGCATCAATGTCTTCCTTCTTCATGGTGGGCTTCTCTACCTTGCCGTTGGCATCGCTCTTCTTAGCCTTGATGGTAGCCTTGTTCTTGGCTTCGCCATCGCCTGTTGGAGCGGGGATCACTGCACCCTTGCCGTTGGCATCTTGGTACAGTTTCTTGTCGGCGTAGTCGGAGACGGCTTCTTCCATCTTGTCCTTCTTCTTGCCGAACTTGCCCTTGAGGAAAGCAGGCATCTTCTTCTCGCCCTTGTCTTCCTCCTCCTCTTCTTCGTCTTCTTCCTCGGAGTCGTCTTCGTCTTCAGACTCTTCGTCTTCGGACTCTTCCTTCTCCTTGGCTTCGTCTAGTTCTTCCTCGTAGAGTTCACCCTCATCGGAGGTGTCTTCTCCATCGGTGATCTCCTGCTCCTCAGCGTTTTCGGCTAGGAAGCCTTCGCCCAGGATTACCTTCTTGATGACATCTTCGATGTTTTCTCTTGCCATGACTGTGAATCTCCTTCGTTGGAAATATGTAGACTAATCAGAGTTTTGAAATGAAGTCTTTGAACAGCCGCATGGCTTGTTCTTCTAGATTACGCGATGAAGTCTTTTCAATGATCTTCTTGTAGTTCTCGACCTCCACAGGCTTGAGAACACCACCGTCCCAAATCCACTCCCGACCTTCCATGATGCCATTGACGAAAGCGTTGGGAGCAGAGGGATCTGCCACTACATCTACCGCAGCCAGCATGAAGTCTTCCTGCACCACATTCACCCCGTCCTGCTCCTTGAGACTGCCCATGCCACGGGACGAAACGCCCAGTTTGACACCTTCGTCAATGAGGTTGCGGACAATCTTGCCGTATGGGGTATCAAGAATCTTGGCTTTGCCGTACACATCGTTGCCTTCAAGACGCAGATCCTTGATCAAGTGGGACACGCGCTCAAGGTTCACGGTTGGACCCTCGGGGTGTCCAAGTTCGCCCATTGCGCGGTTGGTCTTTACATATTCGTTCTGATACCGACCAAGTTCCTTCTCCATCACAGCCATTGGATACACGCGACCGTTGCGATTCTTGGACTCAGCCTGCATGAACACGCCTTCAATGAAGTAGTGCTTCTGACCGTCTTTAGTTTCGGTCAGAATGTTGATGTCTTGAACTGTTTCGGTGATTAATTTCACTTCTTTACCGCCTTGCGCTTTACAACCTTGCCACCACGACCGTACAGTTTCTTGGAGGCTAGTTCCTTTTTAAATTTGTTGAAGGCACTGGAGTTAGTGATATTAGGATTCGTATACGCAGCACGATCTATTGCGCTAGCGTGTTCACGCGCACGGGCGTCGGTGATTGCCATCTCGTCTAGTTCGGCTTCTTCCTTCATCGCACCAGCGGGAACGCCCTTGCCGAGTTTAGCCTTGTAGCCAGCCTTCTTCACGGTATCCCGAGCAGCCTTGAACTTGTCCTCGCTTGCACCAGCGGGAACGCCAGTGTCGGGAGCGGTCTTGGCTTCGTTGAACACGCTGTTAGCCACATCGTAGCGAGCCTCGTCCATAGCAAGTGAAGCCTTGGCGTACAAGGACTTGAAAACAAGTTCCTTCGCTTCCACGAAGTTCTTGTTTAGCATTGCTTTTGCGATCTGTTTGTTTGTGTCCATGTGCTGTCTCCTTTACGACCAATTATTTAGTTCTCGGCTGCGTTTGACTGGGTTTCGGGTGCGCCAGAGTCTGCAATTTCTCCCTGTAGCAGACTGTTTGAAATATATTCCCGCTCTTGAGAGATGCGCTCTGCCACCTTGTTTTGCAGGGAAGTAATCACAGCGGTCTTGAATTCTTCAAATGATTGAATCATGGTGTACACCTTTAGGCGTTGTAGCCTTGTTCGTCATCGGGAACAATCTCACCAATGGTGATCTGTGGCTGCTCACCACCTTCAGGAGCGGGTGTAGGCGCGGGTGCAGGGGCAGGTTCGCCTTCAGGGACAACTCCAGCAGCGGCTTCAGGAGACGCAATAATGCCTGCTGCCTGCTCTTCCTTGATCTGCTTGTCGATCTGCTCCACATCGTCCTCGGTCTGACGCAGAATGCTCTTACGCACCCACTCACGGGAGTAATACTTGCCCACAAAGTCTTCCGCATCGCGTGCGCTGGCAAGACGATCCTTGAGAATTTCACTTTCCTTGAGTTCAGAGAAGTGCGAGTCCTTGGCAAACTTGAAAGCAATTCTGGACTCAATCTCTTGCCACTCGTCTTCGCGGATCACGCCCTTGAGAACCAACTGCACACGCAGCAGTTCAAGGAATACTTCAGAGAACTTCATGCGGAGGCGTTCAATGAATTTGAAGAATTTCACTTCATCGCGTGAAATCTCGGACGAGCGACCCATGTTGAAGCCTGTGCCTTCTTCAAGACGGGACACAGGAACATTGAGGGCTTGGAACAGTTTCTTTTGGAAATACTTGACATCATCCATTTCCGAAAGATTCTGTCCGCCTTCCAGCGTGGTGATCTCTGTGCCGCGACCGCCTTCACGGCGAGGCATCCAGAAGTCCTCAAGCATGGACAGGTGCTTGCGTGAATCTGCAAGTTCACCTGTCTGCGGATCGTACATGAGTTTGTTGCGGTACTTCTGCATGAGTCCGCGCACATACTCTTCAGCCTTTTGCTTGGGCAGGTTTCCGACATCCACATAGAACACGCGCCGCTCGGGAGCGCGGGTGATGCGGTAGATCACCACTGCGTCCTCAATCATGCGGAGTTGGTTCAGGGCTTTGATAGCCTTGTGCAGATAGCCAATCACTTTCTTGCGGTAACCGTCAAACAGCCCGCTGTGTACAAAGCAGATGGAGTCAGGGTAAATCTTCAGCCCTTCCATCGACAGCGCGGTGGAGCCTGGCTCTTGTTCGCTGTACACATAGAACTCTTCCACCGAAGTCACCACCTGTGCGCCCTGTGGAGCCTGTTGTGACATGGGCTTCTTATGGATCTTGCGGATCTTGCGGATCTTCACAGGATCAATAGAGCGCAACTCCTGAATGCCCTTCTTCTTGTTTTTGTCGTCAACAATGATGTGGTAGTACAGGCGACCATCCACATACCACTTGCGGAAAATCTCGTAGCCACGGCGCGAGAAATTCAGAAGTTTTAGAATTTCATCAAACTCGCCCTCAACCTTGTCCTTGATGGACTTGGACTGCTTGAGACTGGTAGTGTCCACCTTGATCGTGGTAAAGGTGTCGTCGTACACAATGGCTTCATTGCAGATATCGGAAATGGCAGACTCCACTTCAGGATGGATTGCCATGTCCCGATACTTGCGGATCAGATCAATGTCAGTTTTGATTGTGCCATCAAAGTCAACAGCGGCTCCAAAGTAGCCACCCACTTCCATCGGAATTGCACCGTCATCATTGTCTGGTGCAACAAAAGAAAGAGACTTCTTTGGAGTTTCCTCCTTAGAAGTCTCCTTTTCTTGTTTGGAAATACTAAAGCCGAATAGATTGATAGCCATAAATAAAGAATCCTGTCAAAAAGAGAGTATCAGAAGCCTGTGCCGACGACGGTACCAGGATTCTGAAGTCCAACACCGAACGGCGATCCAGTAGAAGGAACAGCACCACCTGGAGCAGCCTCCCACCAAGAGTAGTTCAGAGTCACAGGGAATTCTGCAATCTGATCGTTGTTTTCGTAGGATAGATCAATCGCACCAACTTCGCTCGGGAAGCACCCAATGAAGTTGTATGTACGGACGGCTTCACCATCACGATACAACTGTGTCACCGACCAAGTAGGCATCCTCTGCATAAAGGTGTTTTGAGTGACATTGGCAATGTGCTGATTGAAGTAATTACTCCAATTTTCAAAAGCCGAACGCAGACTCAGATTGGCATCAGACATGACCGTGATGCTCCAGTCCTGAAAGGTACGGTCGCCTGGCAGTTTGATGCGGCGACCACGATACGGAACCTCAATTGTTCCAAGCGAGGAAGCGGGAATCTGTGCTGCCTTGACCAAGAAAGAAATTGCGATGTTGTCGTTATAGTCAGGGATGTTTCCCGTGACCTTGAACAGATTGGTGCGAACACCACCACCAGCGAAGGCTCCTACGAATCCCGAAATATTGTTTACTGGTTCTACTGGCATGGATTACTCCTTAGTTTTATTTAGGCTTTAAGCCCCGACTTCAGTGAAGTTTACGCCTGTCTTTGTGGCAACAAAGTTCAGGGAGATGTAGTTGATGCTACGGGTTGGCTTGACAAAGATGTCAGCCACGAATTCGTTGCGGTCAATTACTTCGCCTGTATTGTTGGTTTCATCGCATACCACCTTGAAGTCGGTGATGCCGCGACGCTGCTGAACCGTCTTGAGGAACGGAACCACAAGATTCCTGAACTGTGCGCGAGTGAACGAATCGTTCTGCTCGAACAGGAAGAACTTGGAAGCCGTGGCAATTGCCTTCTCAAGCACGATGAAGAGACGGCGGACATTGATGCGGTCAAACGCGCTTGGGCGAGTCTGAGCGGTCTTGTCTCCGAACAGGATTACTCCCTGTCCAGGGAACGACACGACAGGGTTCACCTGACGGGTGTACAGTTCGTCACGATGAGCCTCGGACGAGGGGTTATACGCCAACTTGACCACATTCTTGATCTGACCACGGTTGAATCCCGCAGGCGAGAACCAAGCCTCGTTGGTGAACTCAGTACGAGCAACTAGACCCGCGATATCCCCGTTCAGCGGCATGATGCGGAGAATGTTGTTGTAGGTGTCGAGTTGGTACTTCCAACCGCTGTCAATCACCGCATAAGACGAGTTGATGTTAAGGGTGCTGTCGCGGAAGGTCTTGAGTGCATTCAAGGCTTCGTAAGGCAACTTGTTCTCAACATCGGTCTGTGCGGGTGAGCAGAACGCCATACAGTCGAGCCGCTTCTCGCAGACATTCTGCACGATCAGAGTTTCCAGTGTTGAACTGGCGTTTCCTGTTGGCAGCAGAGACACATCAACCGCGTCAGCATCTGCAAACTTGCTCCATCCACCCGAGTACCGTTCAGAGTCATTTGGAATGGCAGAAGCCGCTCCAGTCAAGCCAAGAACGGTCACATCGTCAGCAACGAATGTTTCAGGTGCCAAAGCACTGCCGATCCGTGTCCAATCGGTCTTTGTGGCAAGGAAGGCTGTGTTACCCTGAACATCTTGCTGCAATGCCCAAATGTACGCAGACTCATCGTTGATGACGGTGCGGTAGTAGTTGCTGCTCCCGTCAAAATTACGAGCAGTGCTTGCGCGAGACAGTCCTTCAAACTTCTCAAGTAGAGAGTTTGCAGTGCCAGTCCATGTGCCGTCCTTATCAAACACAAGCACATTGATCTGATCGCCAGATCCACCAGCATCAGCAGCAAATGGTGTCGTATAGGAGTTCGACCCCACATACTTCGCATACACACTCTTGTGTGTGTAGGTCATTCCACTAGCCTGATCCTTGGTAAGCATGGCAGAAAGCGTCAGCGTGATTCCCGAGGCAGAACCGCTTACACCCAAAACATCTCCGCTTGACGCAGTGCGTCCAGATACACCACTGACAGTAACGCTAGTACCGTCAAAGAATGTGATTTCATCGCCAACGCTGAATGAAGCGGTCCTTCCAGCAGGCTTGGTGATGCGAATGGTCGTGGCTCCGAGCGAAGCACCAGCGGCGAGAGTTCCGCCTGTCGTGCCTGTTCCGCTAGTGATGACAACTTTCAGGGAGTTGCCAAGCACACCAGGATACTTGGAAGCAAACAGTACTGCACCGCTTGTTGCTGGCGTTGAACCTGAAAGACCCGCACTGGCTCCAAAGTTGGTTTCGTTTGTGATTAGCAGAGTGGCAACGCCTGTTGCACCAGCCTTTGTTACCGTG